GGCGACTGCACCAGGATGGCCTATGCCGCGATGCTGCTGGTGTCCCGCCGCTATGCCAAGGGAACCATGTGGGCCCAGCTCGCCCGCACTCTGGGCACCCAAGCGCCGGGGACGGGAGGGGGAGGGGTGGCGCCCCCAGCCCGAAACCCCCAGCGATCGGGCTGGCTGAAGAGTTCCAGCACAGGCGGCCCGGACAGGCGCAAAGGTTGGCTAAAGAGGTAAGATGGGGCCATGGCCTATACCTCTGAGGATGTTGCTGCGGATCTTGCTGAGCTGCGCAGCAAGATCAATCAGGGCGTCTTAAAAGCTCGATTCAGCGACGGCCGGGAGATCACCTATCGAAGCCTGGACGAAATGCGCCGGATCGAACAATCCATGGCCGCAGAGGTGGCGCCGACCGCCTCGCGCCGGGTTCGCCGCACCTACTTCAGCATGTCTCGGCCAACCTGATGGGCAAGGGTAAGAGCAAGGCAAAAGGCAAGCGGCTCCGGGATGACCGGGAATTTGCCCGCCGCACCATGGCCCGGTTTGAGGCCGCAGAGGACACCCGGCGAACCTCTGGCTGGCGGACAAACAACAGCGGCCCAAACAGCGATCTGCGACAGGCGTACTACTGGCTGGTCAAACGGCACCAGGATCTTGCCGATAACGATGCCTACGCATCCAGAGCGATTGGCGTGATTGTAAATAATTGGATTGGCGATGGGATTATGAGCACTCCCATAGGCGCAACTAGCAAATATAAATCAAGCTATAATACCTGGGCAGAATCACGACATAGCGATTTTTACGGCACCCACGATTGGTACGGCAATCAATCCGTTGGGGCCAGGACTACAGCGGTACGCGGCGCCGTGCTAGTGCGAAAACGGATATATCCTGAACTATTTGAGCGCCATGGAATAGTGCCTTTGCAGGTGCAGATGCTTGAGCCTGATTGGTTAGATTTTAACAAAGACAATTCTCAAGACATATTATTTGGCCAGCAGTTTGATAGCGCAGGTCGTTTGATGGGTTACTGGATTAGAGACAGCCACCCCGGCGAAACTTCGCTAGGCATTGGCGTCAGGGTGCAAAGTACCTTTGTGCCAAAAGAAGAAATAAGTTTACATTTTGATTGCAGGCGAGCTGGCCAGAGAATGGGGCTCCCGTTTGGCACGGCAGCGATTTTGACCCTGCGGGATATGGGCGACATCAGGGCGGCCCAGCAGATGAAAGATAAAATTTCAGCTTGCTTTTTTGGCGTTACTTACGACTCAGATACGCAGGCGGCCACGGATCCCGAAAAAGACGGGCTGGAGTTTGACACGATCGAGCCTGGCGCAGTTGAGCACATGCCCCCAGGCAGAAACTTTCAGGCATTCACCCCGCCAAGTTCCGGTGATTTTGTTAGCACCCACCGTGAGTACGCCCATGCTGTAGCAGCGGCCTACGAGATTACTTACGAATCACTGACGGGTGATTTGTCAGACGTTAATTATTCGAGCTTTAGGGGCGGATGGCTTGAGTTCAGTAGGCGGATTGCTTACCTGCGAGGGAAGGTTTCCATCCCCGGAATGCTGGCGCCGGTGTGTGAGTGGCATGACGAGCTAGCCCGAATGGTTGGCCTGCTCAAAGGGCCAATGAGCTGGGCTCATACCCCGCCGCGTCGGGAGATGATCGACCCAACTAAGGAAATTCCAGCGCTGATCTTGGCGGTAAGGGCTGGGTTTATGAGCCTGTCAGAAGTACAGCTGTCATTTGGTTATGTACCAGAGGAGGTAATTGAAGAGCTGAGCAGAGATATGCAAAGAGCCAGGGACGCCAGCCTGATCCTGAGTACAGATGCCGCGCTGGTTTCCAATGCTGGCGTAACCCAGGCTCGTCCAGCAGGATCTGCATTCACTAACTCAGCGCCTGACCCTGGCGCAGACGAGGACGGCAGCAACCCGCCGGACTGATGGCGCTGACCGCTTAAACTACCCCCAGCATCTGAGCATCAATGGCCCCAGGAGTAACCGTTAAAGCCGCCGCCACTGCCCCAGTGTTGCGGCTCTATGGCGAAGTCGGGGTTGATGTGTTGGTCGACGACGTGGCCCGAGCGCTGGACGCTGCAGGGGGGCGTGATGTGGAAATTCACCTGTTTTCGCCTGGCGGCGCGGCAGCCGAAGGGATTGCAATCCATAACGTGTTGGCGGCCTACAAAGGCAGGAAGGACTACGTGGTAGATGGCTTGGTGGCATCTGCCGGCTCGATTGTCCCAATGGCCATCAGCAAGGCCAATGGTGATCGCCGCTTGATGCCAAGCAACGCTCTGCTAATGATCCATAACTGCTGGGGCGGATCGGTTGGAGACGCCGATTCAATGGACGCCGCGGCGGCCATGCTGCGCGTTCACTCCCAGGTTTACTCCACCACCTATGCCAAGGCATCGGGCCAATCGGTTGAGCAGATCCTGGAGTGGATGGGCGCTGCCCAGGGGGGTGGTACCTGGTTTACCGCCGAAGCAGCCCTGGCGGCTGGTCTGATCGATGCAGTGATCGACCCGGTAGACGTGCGGGCCAGTGTCCCGCCGTTGCCTGCGGGGCGATTTCCTGACCCTCCAGGGTGGGTGTCTAAAGCCCTGGCGTCAATGGTTAGAATAGAGTCAGGAGATCACCCTGAACACTCCCGAACTGAACACATGCCCACGCAAGATCAGGCCGGGAGCGCACCGGCCGCCGTCATTGAAGCGCCTCCCGTGGTCGCATCTACCGAAGCTGCCCTCATTACCCCTGCTGCTTCTGCAGTAGTGCAGGCCGCCGTCAGTCCCGTTGCCTCGACCGCTGTTGCGGATTCCGTGGCACTTGCCAATGCACAGCGCGAAATCGAAATCCGTCGTTGCGCGGCTGAGGCCAATATTGCTCCTATCGCGGTGCAGGCAATGGTTGACAGCGGCAAGCCGTTTGCTGATGTTGCCCTGGAAATTGTGAAGGCCCACGCCGGCCCGCTTGAAACTGTCGCCAGCAAGGCAGGCCACCCTGCCCGCCTCCAGGTAACCCGCGATGCGGGGGACACTGTGATGGCCGGCATTGGGGACATGCTGTACGCCCGGATCAATCCTCTGGCCCATATCTCTGACGTTGGCCAAGAGTATCGAGGTTATTCCTTGATGGAATGTATAAGGGCTTATGCCAACTCGCGGGGCATAAGCACTGTGGGTAGGTCTAAAAATGACCTAGTGGCTATGGCCATGCACAGCACTAGCGATTTTCCATTGTTGTTTTCTAATCTAGCAGGGAAATCCTTAACCCAATTCTACGAAGAAGAGCCTCATACCTGGAAGGGGCTTGCACGTCAACGAAATTTACCAGATTTTAAGAATTCCAGCGATTTGACTATTGCTGCTGATCTTACGCCAGAGCTTACGCCCGAAGGCGGCGAGTACAAGACAGGCACTCTTAAGGAAGCGCAAAGTACTTGGAGGCTGTTTACATATACCAAAAAAATTGTAATTTCTCGGCAAGCAATTATCAATGATGATCTGTCTGCCTTGGAGCGAACTCCTGAATTTTTAGGCCGTGGGTTCCGTCGCTTGGAATCCAATCTTATATGGGCAATGATTACTGGCGATGCCACTGTATCGGCAGATGGTCTTGCGTTGTTTAATGCAGCTCACAACAACACGGGCACGGGTGCCATTGGTATTGCCGGTGTCAACGCAGCCAGAAAGGCAATGCGAAAGCAAAAAGATATTAGCAACGTTACGGTTAATTTGACCCCTGAATTTATGATTGTTCCAACAGATTTGGAAGGAACTGCTTTGCAATTTCTTTATCCTGATGGTTACGCTCCTAATGCGTTGACTGGAAACTCTGGGCCCAATCCCTACGCAAGGGGGATGAATTTAATAGTTGAGCCACGGCTGGACGGTTCCGCAACGCAATGGTATACAGCCGCTGGCCCAACTAGAACGCCTGGCATGGTGTGGGGTTACCTGGCAGACGAGCCCGGGCCTACCATTACATCAGAGCCCGAAAGGGATCCTGATGGTTTGAAGCTGCTAGCCCGTTCTGATTTTGGTTGCGCCATTGAGGATTTTCGTTTTATTTATCGCAGCTCTGGCGCATGATTTTAACCATTGCGCTTTAGCCTTAATGTTTAACTTTCCCCAATTCCATTAAAACAATGCACGGACCTATTCAAGAAGGAAAAATCCTATCCATTGCTGCCCCTTATGTTGTCGCATCTGGTGGCGGCGCGTTGGTTGGCGCTTTGTTTGGTGTTGCCGTAACCGCTCTAGCCAGTGGAGAGGTTGGCAGTTTCATGCTTGAAGGAGTCCACGAACTCCCTAAGGCCACTGGCGCCACTGCCAGCCTTTACGCCAAGGCGTACTGGAATGACACCAACAAGAACGTGACGGCATCTGCCAGCGGCAACACCCTTATCGGTGTGTTTGTGCCAATTGGATCTCAGTCTGCTGCTTACGCTTCTGGCGCTACGTTGGCCCACGTCCGCCTCAACGGCGCCTTCTGATGAGCTGGGCCCGCCTATCAGCTGATGCAGATCGGGCGGCCCTGGATTTCATGGGCGGCGTCAGCGTAATTGCTGGCGCCGTTACTGGCCGTGGTTTTTTGGAGGAAAACAAAGAGCTGGTTTTTGATGATGGAGTGGAAGTTATCCCATGGCTGCTAAAGATTAAAACCGCAGAATTTGGCCATCTTGACTATAACCATTCTCTTGTGGTTGATGGCATTGCATTTAAGGCAACAAGGCCGCCCGAGCCACTGCCCGGCAGCGAGCCCAGGGCGCTGAGCTGGAGCATGGTGAGGCTAGCCAAGGTTGACGCCCCAGAAGAGACGGTGGTGATCCTGGATGGCGGCGCGGCGTTGGTGCCGGTCCCACCAGCGCCAACAGTGATTGAATATATTTACGATGGGGGTGGCGCATGACTACCCAAGTAGTTT